CTGAGCCTGAGCCTGAGCCTGAGCCTGAGCCTGAGCCTGAGCCTGAGCCTGAGCCTGAGCCTGAGCCTGAGCCTGAGCCTGAGCCAGGACGCGGCACCCTCGAAGCCGGGGCGGTTGTGGCCAACCTACACAATGGCGTGTGCTATATTATGGGCTCGCGTATCCCCCGAGGCGGCGAATACACCTTGACCGAAGCGGATTGTCGGGACGTCAAGGCTATTCGTCGCCTCACCCACGCAGTCAAATGCGGGAAAGTCAAAATCGGGTAGGCGGACGCCATGGCATTGCTTGACGATTTTAAAGCGAGGTTTCCCGAATTCAGCGAGGCGGACGCAGATACCTATGTGCCAGTACTTGCGTCCGTCTGGCCGTGCTATTGGGGCGGCGACTATAACGCGCCATGCGGACAAGAGACGGTCTTAAATCTTCTCGCGCACATGATCGTCTCGCAAACGTCCAAAGGGTCGGAAAGTCTCAAGTCCCTGCAAGCCCAGACTGTCGGGAACGTGTCCGATACTTTCGCGGCGGGCGTAGTGCCGGATAGTGAACGGGCCGCATGGTTCAGCTCGACTAAATACGGCACGCAATTTCTATTACTCTCAGGTCGGCGGCGCGGCGGGGTATTTGTTTAATGGCTAACTTGACGCCCGAACAGATGTTGAAAAAAACCACCGGTTACGCGGACGCCATTCACGAGGTGCGGAGCAAGCATGTTGCGGTGGGCTTGCCGTCCGAAAAAGTCGGATCGAAAATTTACGGCGATGGAATGACCGTGCTGCAAGTCGGCGCGGTACATGAATACGGCGCGGGCGACGTGCCGCGACGGTCATTCTTGCGCACGCCTTTTGCGATCAAGAAAAAAGAATTAAATGAGGCTATTGCCGCTCAGTTCCGGCAGGTGTTTGAGGGCGGCGGTGGTGTCGCCCGTGCGCTCGGACGGATCGGGCTCATCGCCGTGAACATATCGAAAGGGGCTTTTGTGTCGCGCGGATACGGGACGTGGCCGGACATCTCCCAAGAGACCAAAGACGCCAAAGGGTCAACCCAGGTGCTGATTGATAAGGGCATCCTGCGAGGGTCTATCACTTTTGCGGTAAGGGACAACTGATGCCCCTCCCCAACATGGCCCGCACGCTCGTACGGTGGCAGCGTCCCGTCACCATAAAAACGGTGGCTAAAACAACCGTGGACTTTCAACCTACCGTGACTGTGACCGGGCGGACGCAAGAATGCGTCGTACAGGTCGCGGAAAAATCCAAGCTGAACCCCGATACGATTGACTGGAGCCGCGCATATTTAATGGTCCACAGCTCGGACCCAATCGAGATGGGCGAGCTTGTTGAGTTTAACGGCGAGGATTATCTTGTCGTTGAGCGCGGCGCGTGGGAAGGGTATGGGTATACCGAGGTACTGGCCGAACAGACTAAAAAACCGCTTGTGGAGGTCGCGCCATGAACGAGGCATTACGCCAAACCGCGATATTCACGCGGGACTTGATGGGCCGCGCGAACGAGGAATACATGTCGATCGGCCGCGACGGCGCGGACATAAAAGACTTTAACGACCCGTGGATTGCTATCGACACTTTGGGACCCTCGCAGCGGCTTGCGACGGGGGAGGTATTCGACGGGAGCGCGGAGGTCATGACTTACGCGCAGCAATGGGTCGCGCCGGTCACAGTCTCTTTTTATGGTCCGGACGCATGGGCCAGCGCGGCACAATTCGCGGCGTTGATACCGTCCGAAAAAAGCAACCAGTTGCAGGTCGCCCAAGGCATCGGGGTCTTTCAGGCCGGGGGCCTGACAGATATTAAATTACTGGCCGGTCGGCAGCATGAGAACCGAGTGGAAGTTACATTAAATATTCAGTATGCAATTGCAGCGGAAGTTGATACTCTGCGGATCGACACTGCGATTTTGGAAGTCCGAACGGAACGGGGCTTGGAGCTTGAACCATGACAATTAATATCAGCAATACGGTAAACGTCACGCTTTTGCAGAGCGCCGCCCTGGCCCTTGTGGACAACCCCAATGTGGTCGTGATCTTCACCTCACAGCAGGACGGGCCGGTCAACAGCGCTGATCGTTACCGAGTTTATTCCGACGCGCAGAGCGTGGCCGAAGATTTCGGGACGAACAGCGCGACTAACGGTTTCGCTCAAGCCTTTTTTGGTACGCAGCCGAACGCGACAAACGCCGGGGGCTTGTTGGTTATCGGGTATTGGCGCGGGGCTTCCGAGGCGGTGGCCGCGACGGCGGCAAAGCTGACAGGGGCGCAGCTTTCCGAGGCTACAACGGTAGCCGCTTTGCAGCAGGTGAGCGACGGCACGCTTGACATTACGATTGACAGCACCGAAGAAAACTTAACGGCGCTCGACTTCCGAAGCGAAACCACGTTGGACGGCATCGCCAGCGTTATCGACGCAGCCTTGAGTGGAGGCAGCGCAGCGGTAGTAGACCAACGTATCGTGATTACCAGCGATACGACGGGCGCGACCAGTACAATCACACTTGTAACCGATCCCGGTAGCGGCACTTTCATTGGCGAGACATTGGCGCTCTCCGGCGGCGGCGGGGCGGTGGCAACTCAAGGGGCGGCGTCTGACACACTCGCCGCTGAGACCAAGGTTGCCGCCGTCACCGCGCTGCGGTCGGAAGTCAAATACCGTGGGTTTATGTTCATTGACAATCCGACGGATGAGGAAAGCGAAGCGCTGGCGGCATGGGCTCAAGCCAATGACGCCTTGAGCTACGACGTGTTTGACGCGTCTGCCAACCTCTCCATTGACCCCGCCAACGTAGTGTGGGCGATCAAGCTGGCTGGCTACACGAATTACCGTATGCTTTACAGCAAAGCCGGAAACCGGAAGCTGGCGGCGAGTTACATGGCACGCGCCCACACGGCTAATTTCCGCGCGGAAAATTCCGCGCTGACCATGAACCTAAAACAGCTTGCCGTGGCGGCGGAAGATTACAGCCAATCCGAATTTTCGGCGGCGATGAATGTCGGTCTCGACCTGTACGCAATTACGAGCAAAAACGTCCCCCGCGTCTTTTGCTCCGGGGCCAATGGTTTCGTGGACGAGCGTTACAATCTCATCGCCTTTGTGGATTTTTTGCAAACCGATATGTTTAATCTGCTCTCCGCGACGGGTACTAAAATCCCACAAACGCGGCGGGGCATCGCGCAGCTTGTAGACCAGGCCGAAAAAACCACTCGGCAATTCGTGCGGGCGGGCGTGTTCGCCCCCGGCACATGGTCCAGCCCGGATTACTTTGGGAGCCGGGAAGTCTTTGAACGGAATGTATTCGATAACGGCTTCTACTGGCTCGCGGGGTCTTTGGCCGACCAGTCCCAAGCGTCTCGCGAGGCGAGGGAGTCGCCGGTCATTCAAGGCGCGGTCAAGCTGGCCGGGGCCGTCCACAGCGTTGACATTATCGTCAACGTCAACCGATAAAAGAGGGGCCGCACCATGGCAGTTATTACCCTTGCCGCAGACGCCACGACTTTAGTGCTGAACGGCTTCGCAATTACCGACCTTGTGGAAGGTGACGTTATGACCCTCGCGCCGGTCAACCCGGCCACCAGTCACGTCAACGCCATCGGGGGCGGTGTGAATATTAACGGGCGTTCCGACGCTGGCGTGCATGACTTGACAGTCCGCGTCCAAAAATACTCAGAAAGCGATGTGTTCCTCAACAATGTTCGCCGCCAGTCCCCACCTACCGTGATCAACGGGAGCGCCAAAACAGCCTACTCCCGCGACGGGCAGGGGAGTGAGGAAAGCTGGCTGCTTGAGAATGGCAGCATTACCACGCAGCCCACCGGCACCAGCAACAGCACTGACGGGAACGCGCTGTCCGAATACGTAATCAGGTTCCGAGACGCTTCCCGTAATCTTTAAAGGCTGCTCGCGGATAGGCGCACCGCGCCGAAAAGGAGGTTTTGCTCGGGCCTCCCTTCCGTGAGTTTCTTTCCGGGCAATATAGGGCATACGGATGAACGAGCAAGACGAAGCACTTAAACAATTCAAAGAAATTCACGAGGATAAAATCGCGACAATCAACTGTCGCGACTACGTGTTGACCGCTTTTTCTCACGCGCAACGGCTGAAAGTATTCGCTTTCTTCACGCACGTACAGGCCGATTTGGCGCGGGGGGACTTCTGGTTCCTGCAAGGAAAAGAGTGGTCGGACGTACAGAAGGTTATCGAGAATGCGGTGACGTATGACGGCGTGTTACTGTCGAAGCGCCGGGACCATTGGGACGAATTTCCCGAGGATTTCATCCTGTTTATCGGTGCGATGTTGGGGGCGATCAGCTACCCTTTTTTGCGCGGCGTGCGTGGCGGCTAAAAGTCTACGCGCCGCCTGCGGATGCCGACTTTGTGGCCGTTACAAATGTTGCCGCGGGAGACATGGCGATACTCTACCTGTCCAAGCAGGGATATGGTACGGTGGACCAGATAAGGGCTTGGGACACGCCTCAATTTTTGGACGCTTTAGAGTACGAGGAAATTGAAGCGGCGATATCCCGGCACCTGACTTGGAAGGCGCGGCAGCATGGCGGAAGTAACTGAACTGGTCACTAAATTTTCATTCGTCGGAAATGAGGGGCCTCTTAATAAGTACAATTCGGCGCTCGGTAAAGGCATCGGGTTGCTTGCTGGCATGGTCGCGGCTTTAGCGGCGGCGGGTGTGGCAGTCACAAAGCTGGCATCTGACACACTGGCGGCGGAGCAACCCCTGATCAACTTGTCCGCCCAAACCGGAGTCGCGGTCGAGCGACTGCAAGAATTGCAGTTTATCGCTAGTGTGAATAATTCCACAGCGGAGGCGCTATCGTCTTCCATCTCCGGGCTTAACGAGAAAATTGGGGAGGCCGCGCTGTCTGGTAGCGAAGACTTCGCGCGGCTCGGTATCAGCGTCCGGGGCTTCAATGGCCAGGTAAAGACGGCGGACCAGGTGCTTGAAGACGTCCGGCGAAGGTTCCGGCAGCTCAATTTTTCCCTTGCTGAACAACGTAAATTCGCAAGCGCTTTGGGCATCGACCCGTCGCTTGTGACCTTGCTCAATCTGACGGGCGACGAGATGGGGCGGCTTTCCGCGCGGGCGCGAGAGTTGGGTGTGCTGAACGCCGAACAGGTCAAGAGCGCCCAAGTCTATAACGATGCCTTGACCACGCTCCGTTTCGGACTTGACGGCTTGCGGCGTCTTATCGCGGTTGGCCTCGCGCCGGAGATGCAGCGGCTCGCTGAAACTTTTACCGACTTGCTGGTCGAAAATCAGGACTGGATAATCAACGGGGTACAGCAAGCCCTCGGTGTACTGAATGATTTTTTCGACGCGCTCAAACGATTGTGGCCTTTTCTTGCCGGGGGCGTGGGGATTTTTGCCGCGCTACAAGTCGCCACGCTCGGTTGGGCAGGGGCGCTCGGTTTGATCTTCGCTCCGGCTACGCTGGCCGCCGCCGCAATAGTCGCGGTGCTTGTGATCTTGGACGACCTTATTGTTGCTTTCCACGGCGGGAGGTCGGTTATTCGGGAGTTTTTTCTAGAATTTTTCGGGTGGGACATTCAGCCCGTGTTACGGTCCATCGTGGCGGCAATCGAACAGATAGGTGAGGTCTTGGCGGGGCTTGCGACCGGCGCGTTTGAGGGGTTTGTGTTGGCCTTTTCGGGTCTTTGGAAGATATTGAAAGGTGACATTTTTGGTGGGCTGGACGACCTTTCAGGGGCATTTTTGGCATGGGGCCAGACCTTGGCTAACGCGCTTGAAGGGATTTTTGGCGGCATATCCACGCGTATTCGAGAGCTGGCGGCGGACCTGTTACCGGAATGGGTTCTAGATTTCTTGTCGGCCAGCGCCGGGAGCGGCGAGGACGGAGGGCGAGCGGCCATCTCGGGAAACGGCGCGTCGGTCTTCACGCCCGGCGGGACCGGAGCAGGCGCGGTAGGTTCGTCAAATGTCAACCAGGATGTGTTAATAAACATCCAGACCAGCGATCCTCGACGCGCAGGGGAGGCGGCGGCGGACAGCCTGCAAAGGCAGCTTGATGACGCCCAGACCCAAACGAACAGGGGCGGCATATAATGGGCGTCTTGCGTGAATATCTCGACGGGCAATTTACGAGCGATAGTCTATCGGAAGTGGGCATCGGCGGATTTATCACGGCGGCGCGTGTGCTCGACAAAACCGAAATGACGCGAGAAATCCCCACGGCTTTTGTCGAAGATGGGTCCGCCGTCAACGACCATATTATCCGTAACCCGAAAAAAATCACAATTGAGGGTGCGGTGTCGGATGTGTTCCGACGCCCTTCGCCGCTGTTGCAGGCGGTTCGAGACGCGCAAACGCAGGTCGGCGTCATTTCTCAATTTCTCCCGGCCCGCACGCAGTCGCAGCTTGCGAGGGTGTCGGGCGTCGTCGCCGACGTTCAGACCCAAGTAGACCGCATTGACGGGCTCATTGACGGGGCGCGAGGGGTGGCGGGCTTCTTCGGGTACACGGGAGAGGAAGGCAAGACGAACACGGAAAGGTTTGTCGATTTTATCGAAGGGCTCTACGCAAGCCAGGCTCTCATCCCTATCGACGCGCCTTTTCGGACTTACAAAAATATGGCGCTTACGTCCGTTCAGATTGTACGTGACAATACGACCAACAGCCTCACATTCACTCTTGACGCGACGGAGTTCCGTGTCGCGCAGACTATTTTTGTTGGGGGGCCAGCACGGAACCCAGCCCCGGCGACAGGCGGCCAGGCCGAAAGCGAGACAGATAAAGGCACGCAAGAGGGGGAGGAGGTACCCCAGTCGCTGGCCGATAGCATACTTGAGAGGTTCGGGTTATGAGGCGCGTCGGAAATATCAGCGGCGAAGCAATCCAACGCCATACAATCGTATTTGAACAATCGGAGATCAGCCTGACTTTGCGGTTCTATCCGCGCGTGCAAATTTGGGCGTTTGACGCGGAGTACCGGGACCGGGCTATTTACGGGGCCAAGCTGTCCGTAGGTGTACTACACATGGAAAGTCGTAACCTCCCGTTTGATTTTATCGTGACGGATGAAAGCGGCAATGGCTTGGACCCTTTCCGGCTGGACGATTTCGAGCAAGGCCGGTGCCGCCTATACCTTCTGGAACCGGAAGACATGCTCCGTGTGAGGAACAATGCAGAGGTGCCCCTGTGACCGTTCCTAGATTTAACCGTGATTATGAATTCCAAGTTCAGGTACCGGGCGGCACGGTGACGGTCCGACCCCCTTTGCGCATAGAATTTCAGGCGGATAAATCTATCCGGGGACAACTAAATAAAATTCAGGTTAAGCTGTATAATCTGGATGAGCGAAAAAGGCTCGCGCTCGTCAAGGACGCGGAGCAACAAAAGCGAATTCCTTTCCGGCTCTCCGTGGGGTATGAGGGCGCTCTGGAGATGGTATTTAGCGGCACAATCCACACCGGAAGCAATTCCCGGCAAGGGCCGGACCACATAACCACAATTGAAGGTCTTGACGGCGGGTTTGATTTTCTGAATAGCTTTACGAGCCGGACCGTATTGGGCGGGGACGAAGCGGTTAAAGCTGTGCTGCAAGATATGCCCGATACGGCAGAAGGCAAGATAACCGAAAGGCCAACAACATCCCGCCCAAAAGTCCTGGTTGGGAACAGCGTCCAGATTATCGAAGACGGGCTTGACCCCAACGAGACGTGGTATATCGACGATGGACAGCTCTACATCATCAAGCCGGATGAAGTGACCAGCCGATTTATCCCGGTGGTAAGCGCGGCGACCGGGCTCCTCAACACGCCCACGCGTGAGGCCAGTGTGGTGACTTTTGATACCCTTATGAACCCGGCAGTCAAGATAGGTCAGCGCGTACAGCTCGAAAGTGTGACCGCCCCCCACCTGAACGGGATTTACAGGCTGGACACGATAAGCTATAGCGGCGACAATTACGGCGACGATTGGCGCATGACGTGTAGCGGCTTCTTGCGCAGTCAAGCACGGGTGCTTTAAATGGCCGAAAAGAAACAACTGGTTGACACGATTACGCAGGCTATCAGTGTGGCCCTCGCTAACACTCACACGGCCACAATAGGGCGGGTCGAGCGCGTGAGGGAAACGACAATTGACGTGCGCCCTGTGATCAACCGGAATGTTAACGGGCGTGACGTGCCGCTCCCCCTGTTCGTGGAAGTGCCGCCCGTGTTCATGCAGGGCGGGGGGAGCTATACCGCGCATCCGATAGCGGTGGGTGACTACTGCTTGTTGATATTCACAGAGCGCTGTTTTGACCGATGGTATGAGGGGCAAGATTTCCAGCTTCCGGCGGAGTACCGCATGCACGATTATAGCGACGGGCTGGCATTTGTAGGTATCAACCCGCGTGCGGGAGCCCTTCCCATTCCCGAAGTGATTCAGCAGACCGGCGACACAAATCAGGACGGCAATTACACGCGGCAAGGAACCCTTACGCAAGACGGCAACATGGACATTACGGGCGACCTGAGCGTTGACGGGGATATAAACTGTACGGGCCGGATCACTTGCGCTAATGCGACTATTGGCGGCATCGACTTCCTGACCCACGTTCACGGCGGGGTGGATCCCGGCACCGGGACAAGCGGGGTGCCGGTGTGAGAGTTCGCGCGGATTGGAAGTTCGGAAAAGGAAAAGCGGATTATCTGACGGGTAGCGAGGCTATCGCGCAGAACGTCCGGACGCGTCTTAAATCGTTCACGGATGATTGGTTCCTCGATATGTCCGACGGCGTACCGTGGGTTACTCTTTTGAGCGAGACGGGCACGGAGCGCAGGATATTGCGGGCAATAGAACGGACGGTGCTACAGACTGAGGGCGTAGTGTCTATGAGCGACTTGGAAATTGTCGCCAAGGATCAGAACCGGAAAGCCCGCATCGCTTTCACATATACCGACGTATTCAGCCGGACATATTCAGATCAATTGGAGGTAGCGGCATGAAGCCGGATTTTACAGCGGACGGCGTAAGGGTCCAAACTTTCCAAGAGATTTACGACCAACTGGCGGAAGGGTATCGAAACATATACGGCCAAGATATCAATCTTGAGCCGAATAGCCCGGACGGCCAGCGCACGGCTATTGAGGCTCAAGAACGCCTCGACGTGCAGACTTTCGGGCTTGTGACATACCAGCAATTTGACCCGGATTTTGCGTTCGGTCAGGCCCTTGAGCGGCTTATCAAACTGGCCGGGATCACGCGGCGGCCCGCTACCCGCTCGCAAGCCGATGTGAATGTTACGACCGACCGCCCCGTGATTTTGCCCGCCGGGTACGCAGCAGAAGACGCCCTCGGCCAGAAGTGGGTGACGCTTTCGGCGGTCACGATTGCAGGGGCCGGAGTGACGGCGGTTACATTATTTGCGGAAAATTTTGGTGCGGTCGAAGCCGACCCGGCGACCATCACAGAGGCGGCTACTTTTGTCATTGGCGTGCAGTCCCTTACCAACCCCCTCGCGGCGGTGGTGGGGCGCGATGAGGAAACCGACGAACAGCTCAGGGTGCGCCGGAACCGTTCGCTTGAAACCCCCACCTCATCCAGTGTCGGGAGGCTGTATACCGCGCTCGCGGACCTGACCAATGTGACCGACCTGGCGGTCTACGAGAATGACACGGACAACACAGACGCTCGCGGCATTCCCGCACATTCCTTGTGGGTAGTGATCGAGGGGGGCGCGGTGGCCGACATCGTAGAAATGATGGTATTCAACAAGACCGGCGGGAAGCCCCTTAAAGGGTCCGTCAGCGGGGAATTTGTCGAGACGGTGGCGCGACCGGGCGGCGGTTCTTTTGAAATTTTTCATGAAATGTTTTTTGACCGACCTAACTATTCAGCCGTGGAAGTCAGGCTCACGGCCACACGTAAAGACGCGGCAAGCCCGGTTGACGAATCGTTGATTGCCCAAGAGGTCGCCTCCCGGCTTTTTGTGGTCGGGCAAAACATCATCGCTAACGATTTGTACCGGGACGTTTTTCGAGCGGGCGACAACTTCATTCCGACGGACTTAGAGATAAGCAGGGACGGGATGACGTGGACGGACGAACGGTTGGTCGCGAGCCCGGACGAAAAATTCACAATTGACGCGGCCGACGTGACCGTCACGGAGGTCATTCCGTGACTTTCGAGGAAGAATATAGCGGCTTGTTGATCAAGCAATTTTGGGACGATCCGAACGCCCGCGCAGAAATCGAAATGCAGGCCGAGACGTGGAAAAACATATTCGAGTGGTTGCGAGATTTTCCACGGCAGTTTGATTTAGATGAGGCGGTTGGGGCGCAACTCGACGTGCTTGGGAGGATTGTGGGCATCAGCCGAATTGTTCCTTTCTTGCTGCCTAAAATCGCTTTTGGTTTCTCCGACAACCCAAACGCTCGGGGGTTCGACGACCGCTTTTCCCCCCTTTCGGATCGTGCCCCTTTCGCAGACCGGTTTGAGCGGCAATATACCGACTTGCAGCTTGACGATAACGACTTCCGGTTTTTCATCAGGGCGAGGATCAGCAAAAACATAGCGTCACCATACGTCATGGACGCTGAAGGCGTGTCTATGCGGGACGCAGTGAGCACGCTTTTCAGTGATTTAGGGTACGTGCTGGACAACTATGACATGTCTCTCACGCTTTACGTGTCCCCTCAGTTTGACCCGCTGCGGCTTCAAGCTATCGTTCGTCTCAATCTCTTGCCTAAACCCCAAGGAGTGAGGTATAAGCTAATAGTGCAAGCTGGGCCTGGGGAAACATTCGGGTTTTCAGACAACGCGGACGCGTTGCCGTTCGCTGATAAATTTGATTTGGCGAACCAGCCGGGCGGGCGCTTCGCGGAGAAGGTGATTATTTAATGGCCGAAGTCACACGATACAGCGGTAACCTAAAAGCCTTTGCGGAAGATGCTCAGGGGACTGAACGGACCGTATTCGATGATGTCACGCAAAGTGATACTCTTGACGATAATCTGAACACGGAATACTTCCGGGGGTGGGGTATCACCGGGGTAAACGAAAACCCGACCAAGCAAGATTTCAACGCCGTGGGATTTACTCACGGTTCGCTTTTAAAATATTTGTTCCAGCGTGGCGTGCCGGAATGGGACGCACTCCAAGAATACTACGCGCCTGCGGTGACACTGCACAACGGAGAGTTGTGGATTGCTACGACGGACCCGACCGTCGGAGACGAACCAGGGGTAGACGCCCCGTGGGTCGGGCTGCAAAGTCTCGCGACCGAGACCGCCCCGGGGATTATTAAACTGGCAACGGACGCTGAGACCAATGCAGGCACGACTGGCGCTCTTGCCGTCTCACCGCCTAAGCTAAAAGCGAGCTTCGCCGCATCCATCACGGCTAATGGGTATATCAGGTTCCCAAGCTGGTTGGGCGGGCTCATGATCCAATGGGGGTCGGTCACTTCGGTGTCGTCAACCACAGTGGTCACTTTTCCCGTGGCTTTTCCGAATAACTTTTTTAGAGCCTTCGCGCAATCGGCGGACTCTACTTTTTTCGGCGGCATGGAGAGCGCGAGCCCTGCTGGCTCATACACGACTACCGGAATGAACGTATCCAGCTATCAAGATGTGTCGGGCGCGGCTGTTGGAGAGATTTTTTGGATGGCTTTGGGGAACTGACGCGATGGGCGACAAAATATTTTACAACGCAGAGACTAACGGATTTTACCGACGGTCCGTTCACGGAAAAAACATTCCCGAAGGATCGAAAGAGATCACGGAAGCGCAGTACGAGGCGGCCATGGCCGCTAACCGGGGAGGAAAAAGAGTCGTTCCTGGTCCGGACGGACTGCCGGATGCCGCAGACCAACTTGACGGCCCCCAAGATAGTGTGATGAAGGCAAGGCTATTGCTGCGTAATACGGACTGGATGGTCGTCCGCATGGCCGAAACGGGTGTTGAGATGCCAGAAAGTGTACGAAAAGAACGCCAAAGGGCAAGAGAGGTAATTTCTGATGGGATGGATTGAACCGAACAAATGGTTTATTCGAGATGATAACTGTAAATTCCCGCTTGGGCTTTTTCTGAACAGCGCCACCGGTGCCGGATTAACTGAACACCCGCCCGGCCAATGGTCCACGCTGGATTTGTCGGGGGTCACATCCACGAACGCGAAAGGCGCGTTCCTTTCTGGCATACTTATCATCACGCACGGGTCGGTGCCGGAGATCGCGGACATGGAAATCCTTTTTCGCAATATCGGGGATACGGTGAACGAGGGCAACTATCACGGGCAGTGCATCGAAGCGGACACCCAAGGCGGGCAGCGGTCCACATACTCCACATTCGTCCCTCTAACCGGCGGAAAGTGTGAACTTTGGTGGAACCATACTAGCCCCGGATCATACCCGCAATATTCGGCCTATGGGGCTAACTTAAGCGTGCAGGCCTATTTTGAGTGAACATAACCACGATCAAATAGCCCAAGAGGCGGCAGACAGGGCCGTCGCAAAAGTCTTTGCGATGCTCGGGGTGGATATAAAAAACCCCCGGCAGATCGAAGATTTCCGCATGGACTTGAGGCTTGCCCGGTACATGCGGCAATGGCTGGAAAAAGGCGTAATGGCCACGGCAGGAATTTTATTTGTCGGCCTTTGCGCGGCGGTATTTGTCGGCATACAGACTAAGTTGGGGGTGGGTAAATGAAGTATTTCAAGCCCGATGAGTTTGGCGGCGACTTTGATTTACTGTCGCACGACCTAAAATATAAACTCGATCAGTTTCGGGAGGCATGGGGCGAACCTGTGATGGTCTCGCCAGCACCCGGTGCCGTCGCGCGTCGGCTTGGATACGATTCAAAGTCACAGCACAATATCGACCGCTGGGGGGAGTGCCGGGCGGTTGACGTAATGCCGTTCGAGATGAACACGGTGGCGGATCGCGTGCGAGCTTTCAATCTGTCCGTGCAGGTCGGGTTTACCGGAATTGGGATCGCGCCCGTCTGGCAGCCCCGCCCCGGTATGCACCTGGACGTGCGTAAAGATCGGACGCCCGGCAAGCCCGCCAAGTGGGGATACGCGCGACGGGATGGGCGGCAGGTTATCGTCGCTATTGACGAGGTATTAAAATGAACTGGAAATCAATTGTCTCGACAGTCGCCCCTGGTATTGCCGCAGCGTTAGGCGGCCCGCTGGCCGGTGTGGCCGTTCGGGGGATCGCAGGCGCGTTGCTCGGGGATGAAGACGCGAGCGAGGATGCCGTCGCTCAAGCCGTGCTGGCGGCATCTCCCGAAGACCTGCGTAAGCTCAAAGAGGCGGAATTGACTTTCGCCGCAAAAATGAAAGAGCTGGAAATCGACCTCGAACGGCTCCACTCGACCGACCGGGCGTCCGCGCGGGACCGCCAGATCAAGACAGGGGACAAGGTGCCGGGCGTCATCGCTGCCTGCGTCCTGGTCGGATTCTTCGGGATACTCAGTGCCCTTGTCTTTGTCGATATACCTGAACGGTCAATGCAACCGCTTTTGATGATGCTGTCGGCGCTGGCAACGTCGGTCGGGGCACTGATGCAGTTCTATTTCGGATCAAGCGCCGGGTCGGCGGCGAAAAACCAAATGCTCTCAGACCTCGCCCGACGGCCCTAAGCGGTATTGGTCCACTACTTTTCGCACGTCTGGCGGCAAGTCCATCTGTTCAAGTTCTTGGAGAATTTTTTCGAGGCGGTGCCGCTTGGCCGCGTGAAATTCCACGGACTTAAACCGTCGCCGTTCGGCGTAGAGAGCCTGGGGCGTGATCCCGATACCGGTAAGTAGACCCGTTACCCCCGCCTCATCCGATACTGGATCGGCTTGCACTCTTTTTGTCAGTCGAGAAACTAATTTACGAAAAGCATCCATGCTCGTACCTCCATTTGATGTCTCTTTCGATGGACTGCGTGACGTGCGGCCTGTTAATTAGTCTCCGCAGACGGTTGATTTCGGAAGACATGCGCGACCAACGCCCCCACACTGCCGGGCTGTCTGAGTACTCGTCGTTCGGGTCTATTGCCTCAGACAGCCGAATAAACTCCCTCAACAGCTCTGACCGGCGCTGTTGCTCGGTGCGGCAAGGGTCCGTGCGTTCCCCGCATATCAAAACTTTATTCATCGCCCGCCCCCTTGCAAAAGAGCCACATAAACCGACCGCTGCGTCCGGTTCATATCGACCGGGCGGCGTGGGCGGTTCCACCACTTCCGCAGCCAGCCCCGGAAAGTCTGTCTCATGTGGTATTCTATTTCGGGTGACGGCATGGCGCGTTGGGGGACGGGCCCGGACTTCCACGCTTTTGGGTCTTTGAGCCGATACGCTTTGCTTTCCATTTTGATCCCTCTCGTATTTTTAAAATTCGATCCACCCACGCAAAAGAATACCCGTACCGGTACGCGAGAGTGTTAAGCTCTTTACGCGTCCGGGCGGCGGCTATCTCTTTGCGCGTGGCTTTCATGGCGTGGGTGGCTCTTGACCTTCGATCCAGTTCAACGCAAAACCTACGGTCTCTTTGACCGACTGAGGCCCATGGTAAGCCTCAGCGAGCCAATGCGACCGGGCTTGCTCAATGGTAGCCCCGGTGTGGCAACCGGCATAAATGCGCCATTCCCCACCTTCATGAATAGCCAGCCAAGTATACCCGCGTGGGTCGGACACTGGAAGACGATAACTCGGGTTGGACAGGTCGCAGCGCGTGCAGAGCGTGCATTCCGTGCAGCGCGTGCAGTCCGCGCAGCGCGTGCAGAGCGTGCAGTCCGTGCAGTCCGCGCAGCGCGTGCAGAGCGTGCAGTCCGCGCAGTCCGTGCAGAGCGTGCAGTCCGTGCAGAGCGTGCAGTCAACAAGGCTGTCTAACGCGCGTTGCGCGGCCTCTGGGCTCCCCCAATACTCGACGCTGCACCGGTTCCCATTACTATCCTCAATCCACATAGTCATTTAATTTTGCTCCGTTTTTCATGTACCTTAGGAACCTACATCGTTTTGACGGCTCCGTCAAATCATTTTCGGAACCGCTTCCCCCGCCAGCCACCCCCCGCACGGACGGGCCAATCGGACGCCCACGCCGGGCGGACTTCCATAATCTGTTCAAACTCCTGAACGGAACCGAAGCCCTCGGGAACCTCAGCAACTACCTCATCGTGAACGTGCAGCACTATCGGATACCCTGCGGCCTCAAGCCTTAAAGTGGCGTCCCGCAAGATGTCGCGGGCAACGGCCTGAACCGCGTTTTCAAAGAGTTGCCCGCCCCATGTGGCCATTCTGATCCAGCCGTACGGGCCTTTTTTGGGGTTGGTGTTCCAGCCCATATAGCTTAGTCCGTACGTGCCGGGCCACCTCCCCTCCCCCAACCGGGGGGCATGGTACGTAAGGTACCTGCCGGAGGGTATCCGACAATAAAGTACGTCGCCCCGAACCACGTAAGAGACCTCCCGGTGGCGGTATTCAGTGCCCGGATTAAGCACGGCGGCAATGGCGGCACCTTCAAGCCCATAATACTCGCGGGGGGCATTTGTGTCCCATGGCTTTCCGCGCGTCTGCCCGCCCCACATCTCGACGATGGCGGGGGATGCCTCACGCCATGCCAGTATCTGCGACTTTATCTCCTCGTCGGACCCGTCCGCCCCGAACTGTTTCCACGCGCCGATCCAACCCTGGTAGCCCGATGCCAGTTCCGCGACCTTGCCTTTTTTACGTAGCGGGTGGTGTTGCTTGGTTTCTTGCTTATGGCGCTCGAATTCCTCAAACGGCACGTTGAATATTTGAGCCGCCGACGCCTCATATATTTTTCCGTGCGTGTTGAAAATATCAAGCCGCCACTGTTCTCCCGCCAACGCCGCCGCAACGACAGCCTCAATCGCGCTGTAGTCCGAGGATATAAATTCGTGGCCGGGGGAGGCGACGAACAGCCCGCGCAGACACCCGGATACCGCAGCAAACACGTCAGGGAAGTATTTTGCAACGTGGTCGAAATCTCTCATAGCCGCGAGAGACAGGACGGACTCGGCGGCGGCGTGGTCCCACTCCCCGTGTCGATCCTCGCCGGGCGGGCACATTTTCGGGCAAAGCGACACGGTGCTAGCACGATACGTCCCGCACCGGCAGACCGCAATGTCCGGGCCGCTATTCGGTAAATTTTGGGGTTGCGGGCCGTTACCTGCTGCGCGGCCCGTTCGGGCGGCGTGGTAACTGAACAAGTCGTGAAGCCGCCCCGCTTCGGTGGCTTGCAATCTCATACTGTATAATTTTTTGACGCTGGCTGAACCGATAGCCTGCCGGATTTCAAGAGCACGGCGGGCGACCCCGTGGGCGTCTTTCAGCGCTTCGGATACAGCGTCATCGTCCAGCGCGTCGAGATAGTAGCCTTGCCCGCGCAGCCACTCCAAAAGACGAGAGACTTGCGAGGCTTGCTCTACATGGCCCTCTGTAATCTCTCTAATCTCACGGTTAAAGCGCTCGTATCCCTGCTCGATAATAGCGGTCAAATCAGCAATAGCCGCCAGGTCAACAGCCACACCGCGCCGGTTTATGTGTTGGTCGGCCAGCCAATAGTTTAACTCCTCAGGCGGCAAGTCGGGGACCTTACTCGATAGTTCCGCCTCCGTGTTGATGTCTTGCAGACAGTAGGCCACCAATGCGTTAAAGTCCGGGTCCGCCGGATCGGGGAGTATGCTCAAACGTGGGTCTTTTTTCGTCGGGTTTCTCGGAACGCTGAATTTTTTCAGCAACCGGTCCCCCGCCGCGTCTTTCTGTTGCGAAAGACGCAAGACCGCCCCGGCCTGTTTAAGCGCTGGGGGGTATGACGACGCGCGGGCTTTGGCCATACTGCAACGCAGGGAGCCAACCGCCAAGGGGGGCCACCCGTATCGGGTGACACATACCTTATTCCATATCCACCACTCAAACCCGCTGTTGTGGGCTTCCACCAGCCCGCCCCCCGCAAGGTGGTTAAATAGCTCTTGCGGGGGCTTCATGCCCGGAACCCATACGCGGGGGCCCGAACCGTCTTTCAGATCATAGGCGAGACACAGCACGTCCGTTGACGGGTGTTCTGCGTATCGCGCGGCTCCCACCGCCGACAGCCCCCGCTTGCTCGCAGGGGCACCGGGTAACGCCCCCCACTTACGGGCCGTCGCGTCCCAGGCGTATCCCGCTTCTGAGTACGTCTCAAAGTCCATATCGGGGAGTACGGTAGCCCGCCCGATGCCCGCAACAAGCTGCGTTCCTGCTGGAAGGTCTGATAATCTAGGGGGTTTCGGGGCTGACATAATCGTCTCCGCTCTCTAAGCTCTTATGAAGTGCGTCGGAAACGTCACAACCGCTCACGCCCTCCTGAAGGTCACTTAACGCCCTTTCCGCTTGCTCGGCGCACCAAAGCCTCTCAGCTAAAAAAGCGTCCGGCAATTCACCCACCGGGATAAGATGAACGTCCATCCCTCCCCCCGTCTGCGTGTCCACATCGGCCACGCCCATCATGGCCGTGTCGCCTCGGACCTCGTCATAGATGTTGACAAGTAAATTCGGGTCTACGCGCGATAACGCACGCCACAATTCCCCCGCGGTCATACCTCTTGGCATTTCGCCTCCAATACAAAAAAAAGCCGGGCCATTACAGCCCGGCAAGTGGGCTCATGCGGGAAGCATCAGGCCGTGCTGAACAAGTTGTTCGTCGGTCCAGCCTGCCTCCCGGTACGCATCATAGGTGGCCGTTGCGGCCGCCGTCATGTTGCGGGCCGGTGCCGCCGGAGGCTGTAAGATACCTGGGTGGGGAGTGACGGGCGTTGGAGGTGTAGGTGTAGGTGTAGGTGTAGGTGTAGGTGCCGCACTGGTTGGAGCGGGCGCGGGATTGAACCCCCCGCCGACAGGCGTAGCGCTCGCCCCGGCAGGCAAGGCACTTTGACCGAACCCTGCCTCTTTGGGGTCCATTCCCGAACGAATTTCCTCGCCGTATCCGGACAGAGCAACCATGCGGTGGTTGAGGTACACCCCCGGGTTGCTCGTGTTCTTGTTACCGTCCACGTCCATGTTAATTTGGATGTAATAACCCGGCTTGACCGCCCCAATTTCGGAAATCTGTTGGGAGCCGTCCGAGTTGAATACTGACGGCGGGTATCCGCTGGAGGCCTTCAACACCCAACACCCGCGGAAGTTTTCGTTCGCGCTCGGCACGTTACCTTTTTTGTTGGGCTTGGTCGAGTCGCCGTCGAGAATTTTCCATGAGAAATCTTCCCGCTGTGACTGGCTCGGGAAAGCGGCGCATCCCACTTCCCATATTTTTTTGCCCCACTCAGTGTGCGCCCAATGCGTCTCCGCGCCTTTAGGGATCGCAAGGCCCAGAATGTATTCCACGCGTGGCTGACCGGCATTAGGGCCGGTCTTTGTCACCAACGGGTTGCCGTCATAGTCGGTTTTATTTGGGTCATAAATAGACCCATAAACAAATCGCCCGACCGGCGTTGTGATATTTTCAGACATTATTTTTCGCTCTCCGATTTCCCGAAAGCCTTCGCGGCGCGGGATGTGTTAACAGGGACCAGCTTTATTTTTCCGGCTGGCCGTTGAGAATATTGTTTTATGACGGCATCGTCAAGTCCGGCCTTGGCCGCTTGAGTTGGCGTCAGGGCTGCGGGCTTAGAAATATCCACGCCGAAAGCCGCCGCTACTTTTACTATTTGATCGACCGGGACCGCCCAGTCTAGCCGCCCCACTCCGTTTTCTATCGCAAAGCCCGGAACCGGCTTACCGGACCGGATCGACGCGAACGCCTGTTCCTCCAACCCGCTCAAGCGGGCGGACAGCGCATCGCTTGCCCGCTGCATCGCTTTAATTTCTAAAGCAAGGGCGGGCGGCGCGAGAACCAGCGGCAAAGAAGTGTCCGATCGTTCGCAAGCGTCGTAAGCGGACTGTTGGAGCGCCGGGCAAGCGTGTCTGCCGGGGCAGTACTTACACTGCTTTGATCCGTCTACGGAAAAAGTCGGAGCGCCCCCCAAGGCTTCCTCCGCTTGGGTTCGGAGGTGATCAATGTGCGGCATCAAATCCCGGTAACTGACCTCCCATTTACGGACCGGGCCGTCGCGGTGGAAGTTGCGGGGCTGGACGACCACAAAAACCACGCGGTCAATCTGCTGTCCGTCAAGTTTCGGCAGGACCCCCGCCGCGTAACAGATCAACTGGTAATTCTCCACGGCATCCACAAAACCGTGGCCGAATTTATAATCCGCTATGACGAGGGTTCCGTCATGGAACCCCCAAGCGTCGGGGGTTCCACCACATTCCGGATGGATTAAATGGGCGTCAGTGTGCTCCTCAAAGTGCCACACGTTCGACGGCCAGTTAAATGACTGAATGGCGTCGATATAAAGCCGCGCGCCTTCCTCCATTTCTCGGGTCATATTTTTTGGCCGGACGCGACCCGTGGCAATTGCGAACGCGACCTCATGGGCGTCGTGCCCCTCTTTGGCCGCGTCCGACTGATGGTCCGGGAAAAGCGCCGAGAGCACAACGCTCCCGGCACAATACCCCCATCGCGGCGCGGCGCTTGGCGCTAGCAGGGCGTGCATTACATCACCCCCCGGCCCATCAGCGCCGCGTGGAAATCGGCAATCTCATCCGCGCCGGACTTGAAGAGGCCCGAAATGCCTTCGAGGCCCTTTTCCACGGCTACGGCTGCGGTGGTTGCCGCCGTATAATGTCCCGCGTCAATATCCCGCTCAACGCGCTGGATGAGCTGAACGAAAGTTTGAGGGGCATCATCCGCCGCGGTAGGCGTCGGAGGTGTAGGTGTAGGTGTTGGAGGTGTTGGAGGTGTAGGTGTTGGAGGTGTAGGTGTTGGAGGTGTAGGTGTTGGAGGTGTAGGCGTCGGAGGTGTAGGCGTCGGAGGTGTAGGCGTCGGAGGTGTAGGCGTCGGAGGTGTAGGCGTCGGAGGTGTAGGTGTAGGC